GTTTCTCTGATGGTATGCCTCTTGGTATTTCAGGGACTTTCAATTTTATGTTTGTGTTTCAGGCAGAACATAATATTCTCATGCATCCTTTCCACATGCTCGGTGTTGCAGGGGTATTCGGTGGAGCTTTATTCGCTGCTATGCATGGAAGTCTTGTTACTTCCTCACTCATTCAAGAGACAACTGAAGAAGTATCACAGAACTATGGTTATAAGTTTGGACAACAAGACGAGACATACAACATCGTTGCAGCCCATGGCTACTTCGGACGCTTAATATTCCAATATGCAAGCTTTAACAATTCTCGTGCTTTACACTTTTTTCTGGCTGCTTGGCCCGTCACTTGCATATGGCTCACCTCTATGGGAGTCTCTACCATGGCTTTCAATCTGAACGGATTTAATTTTAATCAATCAGTTACAGATTCAAAAGGCCGAGTAATTCCTACCTGGGCTGATGTTCTTAATAGAGCTGATCTCGGTATGGAAGTGATGCATGAAAGAAATGCACATAACTTCCCATTAGATCTGGCATCTAGCGGGAGTGAGCAAATTGCTTTATTAGCACCAACTATAGGATAAATTATGCCCAAAGGAAAAGGTACTTACGGTACAAAAAAAGGAAGACCACCTAAGAAATAACATCACGTCCGTTCATCCATTTCAATCATGGACGCATGAAACCAAGGCATGGAACGGGGTCTTGGTATTTTAGGAATTATTATGTCTGCAGTAGAACTTCAAGCTCGTGTTAAAGAGCAAAAAGATTCCGAAAGACTTACTAAACTAAGGTATCGTGGTGTTGAATACACTAAGACAGTAAAGTAAATTGGCACACCAATCAAATTCAGGACGTGCATTTGTCACGTCTTTTTCACCTGAACCTGAAGAGAAGTTAGATACTATGCCAAGTGATAAACAACCTCCTGGCGTAGATGAAGAGAAAGAATATGAATCTCTTGAAGAAGCCCTTACAGGTTAACGGACTATGGCTAGGAGTCTTCGGGCTTCTAGCTATTTTCGTATTTATTGAAACCTTACATGTTAATTATCACGAACAAGGTAAGGCTTGGTTAGAGGCACCTCAGTGTCGGACCTCTGACTAATTGGCTTTTGGCCCGTACGCGGATACCCATTAGCCGTCTAGACGGTGGGAAAGACCACAAAAACTGATCAAAAAAATTTCAGCTGAAGAAAGTAAATATAAAATTATCCCATATAAATGGCACATCAAACTACGAGTGGTTCAAATACCGCTCTTTTGACAGGTCCAGGTGCTGATAACGGTGCGATTTCTACCAGTACCGCACGTAGAGCCCTTTACCTGAAGCTGTTTTCAGGAGAAATGTTCAAAGGATTCCAGCATAATACAATTGCTAGGGATCTTGTGATGAAGCGTACTATTAAGAACGGCAAATCTTTGCAGTTCATTTACACTGGTCGCACAAATAGTGAATATCATACTCCAGGAAACAGTATACTAGGTAACAGTGACTCTGCACCTCCAGTAGCAGAGAAGACAATAACTGTTGATGACCTACTAATCTCAAGTGCATTCGTATATGAGCTCGATGAGACTCTTGCACATTATGATTTGAGGGGTGAGATCTCTCGTAAGATCGGTTATGCACTAGCCGAAAAATATGACCGTAAAATCTTCCAGGCAATTACTAAGTCTGCAAGAAAAGCATCACCAATTACAAAGACAAACTTTGTAGAACCAGGTGGAACACAGATACGTGTAGGAACAACTACAAACGGATCTGACGCTTACTCTGCAACAGCTCTAGTAAATGCTTTCTATGATGCAGCTGCTGCATTAGATGAGAAAGGAGTTAGTACAGAAGGTCGTGTAGGTGTTCTTAACCCACGTCAGTACTATGAACTTATCCAACAGGTAGGTGATAATGGTCTAATTAACAGAGACGAGCAAGGTACAGCACGTCAGAAAGGACAAGGAATCGTTGAGATTGCAGGTATCAAAATCTTCAAATCAATGAACATCCCATTCTTCGGACGTTATGGTACTAAGTTTGGATCTGGTTCTGCAACCAACCCAGGAGTTACTGATCCAGGTAACACAGGTAGTTTTGTAGAAGTTGCAATGGTTGATGAGACTGCAGGTGCATCTGCAACCAAGACCGTTAACAACTACGGTAATGGTACATCAGACTTTGAAAATAGCTGTGGACTTATCTTCCAGAAAGAAGCTGCAGGTGTTGTAGAAGCGATTGGTCCTCAAGTTCAAGTTACTTCAGGTGACGTATCCGTGATTTATCAGGGTGATGTCATACTAGGACGCTTGGCAATGGGTGCTGATTATCTAAATCCAGCTGCTGCTGTGGAACTATTCGCAGGAACAGCAACTAAGCCAGCCGCATTCGGTTAAGCTTTATTATTCAGGGGAGCTTTCGGGCTCCCTTTTTTTTATATATATAAATATTATGCCTTTTCCAACCACTAACGCTACTGTAGAATTACCTGCCATAAATCAAATATTAACGTCATGTGGTCAGGCTCCTGTAACCACTCTCGATCAAACCAACCCGGACGTTGCGATTGCATACGATACATTGCTACAGGTAAACAGGGAAACACAAGCTGAAGGATGGACTTTTAATAAAGAGAATCATTATGAATTCACACCATCTGCTGACGATGCTACTCTAAATGAGATAGCTATTCCTAATAATATACTACAAATTAAATTAACTGAGAACGTAAAAAATATAGATTATGATGCTGTAAGAAGAAGTGGAAAATTATATGACAAACAACATCACACTTATAAATGGGCTGACCATGATACAGTAGAATGTGATGTAATATGGGAATTCGATTGGGTAGATATACCTGAACCAATCCAAAACTTTATTGTAGCTAAAGCTGCTAGTCTCACATCTCAAAGAATTATAGGAGATCAAAGACAGTATGAGATGTTAAATGAACAAGAAGGTTGGGCTAGATCTACAGCTTTAGAATATGAAACACAACAAGGACAGTATACTATCTTTGGACACCCACATGATAGAACAAATTACTATCAAAGTTATCAACCTTATCACGCACTTCAAAGATAATGCCAGCAGTAACCCAACGAATAGATAATTATCTAGGTGGAGTATCTAGACAATCAGATGATAAAAAGCTACCAGGTCAAGTAAGAGAATGTCTTAATGGGTATCCAGATCCTACGTTTGGGTTAACTAAAAGACCAGGGTTAAAATGGATAGCTAATCTAGGTACAGGTACTACATATGATAATTCTAAATGGTTCTACATTAATAGAACTGAAGATGAAAAATATATAGGATGTATTAAACCTAAACCAGATAGTGGTTATGGTGATATAGATATATGGAATATTGATGGTACTGCTTGTACTGTTACATTAGATACATCTACATCAGTTAATGCAGAAAATTATTTAACAGGTACTAGAGTTAATTATGATGTACTAACTGTACAAGATACTTCTATTATTAGTAATAACTTAATTACTTGTGCTAAACAAGCTGATCCAACTTTCAATGCTAAAAGAAAAGCTACTCTTGTATTAAGTGGTACTCCAGCTAGTAATGTATATACAGTAATTATACAAAGTAATACTATTACACATACAAGTAATACTAGTGGTACTTATGATAGTATTTTAACTGCATTAAAAACAGCTATAGATAATTTAGGATTAAGTGGTGTAACAACAGTTAAGTATCTTGAATCATTACAAATAACAGACAGTAACTCTTCTATACAGATTGCTGCTTCAGGGGGTCCAGGAGGCGATTCTATAAGGGTCTTTCAAGATCAGGTAGATAATGTATCTCAACTTCCTATAGAGTCCTTCCACGGGCATACAGTAAAGGTTATTAATACTACATCAACAGACGATACTTACTTTGCTAAATTTGTAGCTGATGATGGTACATCTGGTGCAGGATATTGGGGAGAAACGATAGACCCTGCTCAATCACCAGGATTAAATGCGGCTACTATGCCTCATGAATTAGTTAATACAGGTGTGAATGCATTTACTTTTAGACAAGTTACTTGGATTGATAGACTAGTAGGAGATGATAATACTAACTCACATCCTAGTTTTGTAGGCCAAGAGATACAACAAGCATTCTTTTATAATAATAGATTAGGATTCTTATCGAAAGATAATGTATCCATGAGTCAGTCACAAGACTTTTATAACTTCTATCATACATCAGCACAGACTGTTACAGATGCCGACCCTATCGACGTTAGCTGTTCTACTACTAGACCTGCTGCTTTACACGCTGTCTTACCTACAATCCAAGGGTTAATCTTATTTAGTAAGAATCAGCAATTCCTATTATCTTCTGGTGATCAGGTATTAACACCAGCTACTACAAACGTCCGTACCATAGCTAACTATGAGATGGCAACTGAAGTAGATCCTGTTGATATAGGTACTAATATACACTTCATAGCTAAGACTCCTAGTTATACTCGTACATTCTATATGCTTACTCGTGGACAAGATGAATCTCCACAGATATTAGATATAGGTAGAGTTGTAAATGAGTGGGTTCCATCTACTATAGATACACTTGTAGCTAGTCCACAGAATTCCTTCTTAGGAATGTCAGATCAAACATCTAGATATGTTTATTTCTTTAGAACATATAATGATGGTAAAGAAAATAAAGTAGAAGCATGGTTTAATTGGCAGATGTGTGGTACAGTCCAGACTATAGCTGCTGATTCAGATGACTTATATACTGTTACTAAACAAGGTAATCAATTTACTTTAAGTGTAGCTAGTATGAGTCAAAGTCCTACAGATGCTATCATAGTTAATAATGATGGATCTAGAATTAACCCATGTATGGACTTATATTCCACTGCTAACTCATCACAATATAAGAGTGTAGAATCAATTACAATAACTGCTGGAGGAAGTGGATACTCATCTGCACCTACAGTAACTATTGCAGGTACTATAGGACCAAATTCAGGTAATCCAGGTTCTGGAGCAGCAGCAACTGCAACTGTAGCAGGAGGAGCTGTAACAAGTATTACTTTGAATAATGGTGGATCAGGTTTCACTAATGGTGCTGTTGTATCATTCTCAGGTGGTGGAGGTAGTGGAGCAACCGCTACAGCTGCAGTCTATGACGGTACAAAAGTTTATACTAGATGGAATAATGATGCTAACTTAACACCAGCTCTTATCATTAAAGGTGAAGCAACAACTGGTGCATTAGTTGAATCTGGATTTGCTTTTAATCCAGGTAGATCATCAGATGGTTTAGGACCGTATTTTAAAGTACCTAGAAAAGATTTATCTTCTGTAGCTGGTGATATTATAGTAGGTTGGAGATATAGTTTTGATATTACATTACCTAAAACATATCTTAGACCAGATGATAAGATGGAAATAACAGATTTTACTGCATCTCTTATTATTAATAGAATGAAATTTGCTGTTGGTTTATCTGGTGGTGTAGGATTTAAACTTAAATCTACAGGTATATATGCTGGTACTAAAGACTATACAGGAGATGGAAGTACTACTGTATTCTCTTGGACTGCAGATGATATATCTTATATAGATGATGATCAAATTAAAGTTAAAATAAATGATGCTGAAACTACAGCATTTACTGTATCTGCTGAAAATCAGATAACTTTTACTAACGCTCCAGCTAGTGGAGATAAAATATTAATATACTTAGATGAATGGTATAATATAAAACCAACAATTATGGCTGATACTTATAAAGGTAATGATGTTGCATTATCTGATCAATCAGTAGTCACCATACCAATTCATCAAAGAACAGATAATTTCCAACTTAGAATATTTAATGACTCACCATTTCCAGTGTCTTTAAACTCTATGATGTGGGAAGGTCATTACTCACCACGATTCTATAGGAGGTCTTAATTATGCCAGCAGGATGGGCAATAGTTGGTGGCGCAGTAGTTGGTGCAGTAGGTTCTCTTTGGGGAGCCTCTAAACAAGCATCAGCTGCTAGAGCACAAGCTGAAGAACAAAACAAAGCAACTGCAGCTAGGTATCAATATGACCTAGATATGTGGTCCATGAAAAAGAAACAGCTTCACGCTGAAAGAGATGAATCTGCAGAAAGAATATTAACTAATGCTAGAAATGAAGGTAAGATAAGAGAATATAGAGATGCACAATCATATCAACAATATCAATATGACTTAAAGATCAGAGATGCTCAACAGTCTTCTAATGAAATAGCTTTCCAACGTTCTGAAGATATTTATACTAGCCAAACAACTCTAAATAATTTAACTGCTAAAGCTGCATCAGATAGTGAAATCATCAAATTAGATGAAACACGAGCTGAAATGGCTTTTAATGCTAATGACACTTATATTGAGATGTTACAGGCTGAAGGTAAACTAAGAGCTAGAGGAGCATCAGGTAGAAGTGCAGCTAAAGGTGTACAAGTTACAATGGCTGATTATGGTAGACAAATGGAAATGTTAAATGCAACTATGGATAGTGCTGGTAGAAATACTAGAGCTGTTCTAGAGGAAATAGTAAGAGATAAAACATCAGCTGATTTAACAGCTTATGCATCTAAAATGTTAGATCCAGGTGTATTACCAGATCCTATTAAACCTTTACCATTACCAGTAGCTGAATACGATTTACCACGAGTATTAGAAGCATACGACTTCGGACCTAAACCAGTTATGGGAGTATTTGCTGATCCAGCAGCAGCAGCTAGTGCTGCATGGGGAGCAGGAATTTCAGGAGCCGCTAGTTCTATTGGATCAGGTGCTTCATCTTACGGAACTGCTTATGCATCAAACCCTACTTTATTTGGTGGCTAAATCAAAAATAAATTATGTCAAGAAACAGATACGAATCTAAACGTACGACGACTAGATTCAAACAAATAGGCCAAGGCTTACGAGCCGGAGAAGATCGCATCAGAGAACAGCGTAAGACTGAAATTGATGCGCTCAAACTCGCACGGGCACAAGAAAAAGAACGAAACCAAGCATTTATTTCTGGCTTAGGTGATAAGTTTAAATTTGAAGAAGGTGTATTAGGTGAAAAGCAAAGACTAGAAGGTAAAATCAGACAACATAAATATGAAGCTTTAAAGAAAAAAGCTGAAACTGATGTTGCTAGGATAGAAGGTCAAGCTAAAGAATTAGGAAAAAAAGTTGCTTTTTGGAAAGACTTTACACCTAAATTTGCTAAAAGTTTACAGCAAGGCGCTACAGCAATCGGTAAATTCCAGGATATTTATAGAGGTGAAAAACAATTTCAAGCTATAAAAGAGTCTGGTATCTTAACGGAATTAATAGATCAACAAGATACAGCTGTTTTTGGATTAGATAAAACAGTTACAAAAGAGCAAATTAGTTTAAACGATCCTAATGAAACTTTTACACTATGGGGGAAAACTACCAAAATAAATACTAACTATGCTGCTAGAAGATTAGCAGTGTGGTTTAAAGAAAATAAGGATTTAATTAAATCTGATGCTATTGATAGTTGGAATTCATTAGGAGGCGAACGTTATAATAAAGATAATGCTGTAGCTGTTCATAAGTTTAATGCTCAAATGCTGTTAAGAAGAGTTGGCTTACCTGAAACTACTAGAGGTGGTCAACAGATAATGGCAATGGCAGAGAAGATAGGTTGGGAGGAAAATAAATTATTTACTGATAAAGAAAATGTAGAGCTTACTTCTAGTTCTTTAAAAACTCAATCTGATACTTTAAAAACATTTTTACAACCTGAAAACTCAACAGAATTTATAAACAATTTTAATAAAGGAGTAGACTTAGCTAGGAAAGGATCTTTTGAAACTAAGAAAGGAATCATTACACCAAGTACTGGAGCTAGATCTTTAGCTGATGGTTACGAACTATATGTAAGGTACTTAATAGAAAATAATAATACACTTTTTAAATTTAAAGATGAAAAAGAATTTGAAGAGTTTCTTGGTAAGACATTAACTCCTCAACTGAAAGATGGTGAAAAACAATTACCATGGTCTGCCAGACATCCTGATAGAACTGAAAGATTAATAGAAGTCTTTGTTGAAAAAAAGAAGGAAGAGTTACAACTTGCAAAAGATAAACAATTAGTAGATGATAGTACTTATGTCACTACATTAGATAATTCTGTAACTAATGAAGCTTGGTTATATGAAGTTGATGAGAATGGTGCAGTTAAAACTGATGATTCTGGAGCTAAAATAAAGTTAGCTGAACCAAAGACTCAAAAACAATGGTGGTTAGAAGAGATAAATAAAGCAGCTGATAATCCTAATCTATCTGCCGATAGTAAAAAGATTGTATATAGATTAGCTGGTATGGACCCTGCCTATGATTCAGTACCAGGTCAATATACTACATTACAAGGTCTTATAAATGATGGTGATTTACAAGGTGCTTCAGTTTACTTTAGTAGATTAAGTACTGAAAATAGAAATAAATTAAGACCTATATTTACTATTGGTCAAGAGTTAAAAGATTTTACAAGAACTAGAGGTAATACTGTCCTTACAGGTATTCCAGCTATAACGTATGAAATAGATAGTAGATTCAAAGATGCTGAAGGAAAGAATTTTAGTAGTACATCTAGACTTCATGGCTCTGCTTCTGGTGCTAAAACTGTATATTTAGATTATGTTCTGAAAAAGTATGCTGAGTTTAGAGGTAGTGAAGATTATAAGGATAAGCCAATGAAAGCTTTAGAGGCTGCTTTCTTATTTGTTAAAGATGAATATGATAAAGGAGCACCAAAAGACAAGGATACTCCAGGTATAGGTGTATTTGCTAGAACTACTTCTCCAACTGGAGTAACTGGTCAGACACAACTAATCTATACAAACTGGAATACAGATAGACATGAAGTAGATGGAGTTAGTCTTGATTTAATTAATGAGAGACTAGGTGCATCTAAAGATGGTACTTTAGCAGCTGCACAAGCTGAATTAAAGAATATAAAGATTCAACCAATGTCAGCTAAAAGTGTAGAGTTACTTACTCGATTAGGTTATGGACCAACTATGCTTAAGAATGCTGATTTTATATCACCTGACACTGTTACAGACTTAAGAGAACAAGCTTTAATTAGATCAAATATAGTAGAAAGGAGCAAGATAGCAGGTATAGAAGTAGATGTAAGTAAAGTACCTCTAACCGAAAATATGAGATTATATGCCAGAGCTAATGATAAAACTGATACTGAAGCTGTTAATGATTTATTAAAGCATTGGGGTTATAAAGAAAGATGGCCTACTAATTCAGGTGATCTTACTAAAATAAATAATGGTAATAAAGCAGTTAAGTCTTGGAATGAATTAGGATTTAATATATATAATGCTTTTAAAAACCAACAATATCTACCTAAAAGTCAATTCAATCATCTTATAATTGACAAGAAACAACCATTCGCTAGCGCATTTAAAAAAGTTAATGGTATAGATTGGAAACGTAGAGATGGTGGTGGCATACAGTTTACTGATTTGAAGAAATTTGTAGAATCTGGTGGTATCAATATATTAATAAGGGAAGGTTTACAACCTGCTTTATTACAGGAACTAGGTTTTATAGATGAGGATGTAGATTTAGGTGATCTACCTGCTAAAAGAGATATCAAATCAATGGTCACTTCATATAGAAGATCATTAGATAGAGAAAGGACATTAGCAGAAAATGAAACTGTAACAACTATGTAAGGGAATAAATTATGTCACAATACACTGAATTAAATGAACTGTTAGAAAAGGAAAACTCAGTTGATTCAAATGATCAACGAGATAATCAATCAGTAGAAACAGTTACTCCAGAAGTTATACAACCAGGAGGATTCCCTGCCCCATTCGGAAGTACCATTGGAAATAGTTCTATAGATCTATCTCTACCAGAGAATGAAGAGACTATGAAAACTGAGTATGATGAATGGTTCCATCTTGGTAGAGATAGAAAATGGGGAGTTTTCCCGTATACTAAAGAAGAATTTAAAGACCAAAGAAATATATTAAAAAATAACTGGTATCAAAAATACCACGGAATGAATGTTGATGAATTCTTAGAAAATAAACAGGCTAATGCTAAAACTATCTATGGTCATTCTCCTAACTTAAAAGGTTTTGCTGATCAAATGGATCAGAACTTCAAAGCTCTATCAGTACCAGGGTTAGCTTATGCTGACTTTGGTATGGATGCTGCTGGTACATTAATACCTGGTATGGGTAGAGTTGATGATAGATGGGATGAAGCTACTCAATTAGATAATCCTCTGTATCAAAATACTAGAAAGATACTTTCTGTTGTATTACCAGCTATTACTACTGGAGCTCAAACAAACCAATTATTAGCTGCTAAAGGAGTAAATCAATATCCATGGTTAGCTAAACATCTCACTAGATTAGGTGCATTTTCATTAGCTGATGGAGCTGTAGTTCTTCTTAGTGATACTAGTGAAGATGATAATGCTGCTAAAGTAGTATCTGATTTAATACCAGGGTTATTTGGTCCTAAAGGGTATTTACCTATTCCAGAAGCATGGAAGACTACAGAATCTATGAGCCCTAGTGCTCGGAAGATGATGAACTTCTATGAGAATACAGCTTTAAGTACCTTTGGTGTAATACTTGGTGGTTTCTTAGATGCTAAAAATGCTTTAAAAACCAAGGTAGATTGGTTAGAACCAGCTAGTACTTCAGCTCAAAAGTATAAACAATTAGAACTGATTAAATTAGCTAATGAAGATGATTTAATTGAGCTTCAGAGATTACAGACAATAATAAGTTCTAAGAAGTTAAGTAGACAAAATGAGAATTTAATAATTAATGAAATAATTACTTTACAAAATAAACTAGGCATAGATGATAGTTTAGATTCTATGGCTAGGAGACGGGAATTAGGATTCAAAGAAGAAGCTGAAGCTGCTGCTAGACGTAAACTAGCTGATCCGAATGTAAATCAATTAGAGTTAGATTTAGATCCTGATATATCTCCAGGGTTATTAGATCCTGCATCAGAAGCTAGATCAGTACCTGGTCCAGCTAACGTAGCTAGGAATATGGCAGATACTACTGCTATTAAGAATGGTACATCTCAAGGTGATCCAGCTCCTATTATGACGGAAGCTATGAGAGAGAAAGGACTTATGGTTGGTTCTCGATCTAGAGATGCTGTTATGGGTGTAGCTGAAGAAACTAGAGATATAGGTAGATTCAATGCAGTTGTAGATGGTATTAGATATAGTTCTAAACAGATGAATGCTGCTGCTTGGGATATTTATACAAGTATTATTGCTGCTGAAAACTTAGATGATGTTAAAGCATTATTCTATGAAAATAGAGATGTAAGAAATTTCTTGATGGGTAGATTTAAAGTTGATGTCATGAACGAAGAGCAAGCGAGAGCCGCTGCATTCGCTCTAAGAGACTTAACTGATAGATTCCTCGGAAGAGAAGTTTCAGAGGCATCTGCGAGGGTTATGGACACCTTAGGGAGGGAATCTGCTACACTAGCAGAGACAATCCAACAAGGAGGACCATATGTTGATGATGCTAGAGTAATGGATCTTATTATTGATAAGATGCAATTCCTACTTGATGAGTACGCTCTTAATAAATATCTAGCTGGTTGGAGTTTAAGAAATAAAAACTGGTTTGACCAAGTACCTCCTAAAGAATTAGATACTGTTATTGAACAGTTAACTAAGGAGTTTACTGATGCAGAAAATGCTATACATGCTAGGAACTTAAGATTTACTGAAACTCTAAAAAAACTTAAGGAAACAAAACCACATTTCTTACGTCCATTAGTTGATGCTTATGCTCATACTAACGGAGATGTAGATACTTTAGCTAAACTTAATAAGTGGGCTACTAACCAAGTAACACCTTGGGGTATGATAAAGAGTCCAGATCCTAAAGAAATGAATCTCTTTGCTAAAGGTGCTTGGAGTGTTGTTATGAACAATGTATTAAGTGGCTTATCTGCTTTTAGAGCTGGTATTGGTAATACATATGCATTAATAACAAGACCTATTACAGCTGTATTAGGTCATGGATTCTGGGGTGTAGGTGATGGTTTTGAAGGTTTAAAGCGTACATTCTATTATAATGGAGCTATCTTTGAAACAAACCGTAGAGCTCTTAGTGACGCTTTTGAAATGATGAAGAAAGCTCATAAAGATCCAGACATGATGATCAAAGCTTATCGTAAGGATTTTACTTTCCAAGCTGACAATAAATGGGAGATCATGGAGGAGATGAGAGCTGGTTGGGAACTAGAAGGAAACTACGGTAAGATTATACAACATGACCTAGCTTCTTTACTCCGAAGTATGGGCAGACATCCAGCATTAAGATACGGTATGACTGGATTAGTATTTCCCGATGCTTTTACTACAACCCATTTAGCTCATTATTTATCTAGAGTCAGAGCTTATGATGATGTATTCAGTGAATTTGGTTTTGCCGATATGTCAAAAATAGCTGTAGCTGAAGCTAAACATTATAAGACATTCTTTGATGCTAATGGTTTAATTAAAGATGATGTATTAAGATCAATAGCTGGTGAAATTCAACTTAACTTAGATGATGGTTTAGCTAATTGGTTAAATAAAGGAACAACAGCTTATCCTATAAGTAAATTCCTTATGATGTTCCCTAGAACTTCTAGTAATTATATTAAGGCATCAGCGTCTTGGACTCCATTGAGTTTAATACCTGGTTTTAATAAATATAGTAAAACTATCTATGCCAGAACTGATGCAGATATAGCACAAGCTTTAGCTGAACATGGAATAGATATGGCTACTACTCCTAATGCTAGAGTTATCTTTGAAAACCTTAGAGCTGAGTATACAGGTAGATTAGCCTTTAGTACTCTTATGGTAGGTAGTTTACACCAATATGCTATGGGTGGTAATGTAAGAGGTAACGGACATTATAACGCATCCCGTAGAAAGAAAGAACGTGATCAATTCGGTTATGAACCTAAGACTATCAATATAGGTGGTAAGTGGGTTAGTTATAAAGGTATATGGGGTGTTGAACAGGTGCTTAGTATTCTGGGAGATATAGCATATTATTCTTCTGATCTAAATGAACCAGCAGTAGCTAACTGGGAAGGTAAATTGGCTTGGACATTAGCTTCTAGCTTCCTTAATGAAACTCCATTACAAGGATTTGAACCTCTTATAGCTGCTACTAATGGTGATTTAAGTGGTTGGACCAGATTAACTGCTAATACTGCAAGAGCATTCTTGCCTCTATCTGGAGGAGCTGGAGTTTTAGCTAATGCTATTGATAGTGCTCAAAAAGATCTTGAAGTAGATATAAGACAATATATCGCGAATAGATTACCTGGATTTAAAAATACTTTAGCAGATCAGATTGATATTTGGACAGGTAGGCCGATTAATGATATTGATAATCCTGTCTTAAAAGGTTTAAACGCTCTTTCACCAAATCAAATCAGTGGTACTAGAGAAGATTGGAGAGTATTTCTACAAGAAATTCAGTATAATGGACTAAGTAGATTAAGTAAAGACTCAACAGGTTCTTATGAGTATTCACCACAAGAGAGAGAACAGATAAATAAATATATAGGTGAAATGCAGTTATATAAAAAGATTGAAAAATTAATGAAATCTAAAAGATATGCTGACGAAATTAAAGCACTTAGATTACATAGATCTACTCGTACAGATTTAAAGAATGATAGATTAAAACTTCAAAAGCAATTATTACCTATATATCAAGAGATCGATAATATATTAAAAACTGCACAGAGATTAGCTGAAATCAGACTACTTAGTGAAAGACCTGAGATTGCTGATGTTATCCATGATCAACAAATCATAAACGGTTTGATGAAACAAGGAGATGTAGAAGGTGCAGGTCAGATACAAGAAGCAGATTTAGAAAAACAAAAACTCCTAAATTACGGAGGATCACGATAACAAATTATGGCTGTTACAGAACAATCGTTTACGGGTAATGGCTCCACCACCAATTACTCATTTACATTTCCATATCTTAAGACGACTGATATTTCAGTCCAGGTTGATGCAGCAACAGTAACCAATTGGTCACTAGCTAATGCAACAACAGTACAATTTAATAGTGCTCCATCAAACGGAGCTAAAATCAAAATACTTAGAAACACGAATGTTGACAATTTAACAGCCACCTTCTATGCAGGGTCAGCTATTAAATCGGAAGATCTAAATGACAACTACACCCAAAACCTATATAAAACACAAGAAGTAGGTAACAGGTATTTTGCTAATACTGGTGGTACGATGACAGGAGACCTGACATTGGACACTGGAGCAGACCTTATATTTGAAGGTTCTACTGAAGACACAGCAGAAACTAGATTAACAGTAGCTGATCCATCAACGGATCGGACTATTACTTTACCAAATGAAACTGGAACAGTAGTTACAACAGGATCTAGTGGTGTAGTAACATCAACTATGATTAATGATGGAACTATTGCTACTGGAGATATAGCTAATGATGCAATTACCAATGCTAAAATTGCAGATGATAGTATAGATTCGGAACATTATGTCGATGGCAGTATTGACACAGCTCATATAGCTGATGCACAGATTACAACAGCTAAATTAGCTACTGATTCTGTTACTTCAGCTAAAATAGCAGCGGCACAAGTCGATACTAGTGAATTAGCTACTAATGCTGTAACTACAGTTAAGATTACAGATGCCAATGTAACTACTGCTAAAATAGCAGCCGATGCAATTACTGGAGCTAAAATAGCAGATGACGCTATAGACTCTGAGCATTATACAGATGGCAGTGTAGATACTGCACATATTGCTACAGACGCTATAACAGGAGCTAAAATTGCAGACGACTCAATTGATTCTGAGCATTATGTTGATGGCAGCATTGATACTGCTCACATTGCCGACTCTCAGGTAACTACAGCTAAGATAGCTGCAGATGCTATTACTGGAGCTAAGATTGCTGATGATGCTGTAGATTCTGAACACTATACTGATGCATCTATAGATACAGCTCACATAACAGATGCGAATATTACAGCTGCAAAGCTGGCATCTAACTCTGTTGAAACATCTAAGATTACAGATGCTAATGTAACTACAGCAAAGATAGCAGATGATGCTATAACTATTGGAAAGATAGGTTGCGAACAAACAACCATATCAGATAGTGATTCACACATTCCTACATCAGGAGCTGTTGTAGATTATGTAGCAGCACAGATAGCCCCTATTGGTGGTCTTGAAGTTATAGCAGATGACGAATCATTCCCTGAAACTCAACCTGCAGCTGGTGTTGTAATATCAATAGCTGATGCTGGTGGACTTGTTGTTAATGGTTCTGGAGTTAGTACAACTGGAGACACAATAACTTCAAATGCTACAGTAACTATTAATGGTATTAACTCAGCTTTCAATAGTTCAACTGTTGATGCTGGTGTGTCATTTATGGTTAGTTCTACTGGCTCAGGTCAGATATATAACTTCCATAAAGCTACACTGAAAGAAGCAGATATACTAAGCTTAAGTAATGATATAAATGACTTTGCAGCTCGATATCGTGTAAATGCTGGAGAACCTAGTTCTAGTCTGAATGAAGGTGATTTAGTATATGATACTAATGCTGACAAGATGAAAGTCTATGACAGTTCTACATCAGCATGGAAGGAAGTTACATCAACTGGAGACTTTAAATATCTATTCTTATGCCCAGCTGGAGGATCAGGAGCACCTACTTTAGATGGTAGTATTGCTACATATGACCTAAGAGAATCTAGTAACTCAGGTTCTGCTGCTAGTGTATCTAGTGCAGCTCAATTACTTGTTAGTATTAACGGTGTAGTACAGAAAGCTAATACTGGTACTAGTGCTCCTGCAGAAGGTTTTGCATTAGTAGATGCTAATACTATTGTATTTGGTGCAAACCTAGCTAGTGGTGATTCAGTATTTATAACTCAAGCTGGTTCTGCTGTCAGTATTCCTACACCAGGAGATGGTACAGTTAGTGCAGCTAAGATAGCTAGTGGAGCAGTAGAAACAGCAAAGATTGCTGATAGTGCTGTTACAACAGCTAAATTAGGTGCTGACTCTGTAACAGCAGCTAAAATAGGTGATGATGTTATTAATTCTGAACATATAGCAGCAGGTGCAGTTGATTTAGAGCATATGTCTTCTCAATCCGTTGATGAAGATAATCTTTATATAGATAATGCTGGTTCTAACGGACAAGTATTAACAAAACAATCTGGTGGAACAGGTGGTTTGTTGTGGGCTGATGCAGCTGGAGGTGGAGCAGTTGGTGGCGGTTCTGATAAAGTCTTTATGGAGAATGGTCAGACAGTTACTACTAACTATACTATTGGTACTGAATTTGGTGCAGCATGTAACGCTTTATCTGCAGGACCAATAACAATAAATAACGGAATCACTGTAACTATTGATTCTGGAGACAATTGGACAATCGTATAAATTATGACAGTAACAATTAATGGTAACGGGACCATAACCCCGACAAGTGCTGTTCAACCAACGGGGTCGATTCTTCAAGTAGTCAGTGCTAATTTGAAAACTGCTGCTAGTGGTACTAATGATACTAGTTATGTTACTACTGGACTTACAGCAACAATTACACCGTCTGCTACAAGTAGCAAAGTACTCGTACTAGTACAGTTAACTGCTGCTGTAACTAAAGGCGGCTGGTGTGGATTTAGATTATATCGTGGTGGCTCTTGTGTTACTGATGCAATTAGTACTGTAAATACAAACACTACTT